TTAATAGTCTTTTGTATCTCAAATTGTATATGATGTATAGCTTTTTTTAAGTCCTCTATTTTTTTATCATATATATTTATACCCGCCTCTGTTTTTTTACCTGCTCTGATTAGGTATGTAGTAGCTGTAGCTATATGATACGATAGATTAAAATTATCGCATACCTCTCTAGCTGTATAATTATTATCTCCTTTGTAGTAATCAGGTATCTCTAATATCCCTAATTCCTCCTTACTTAATAACATTTTAGGATTTACTCTGTTTTTCATTTGATTAGCATTGTCTAAGTTTCTATCATATTCATAATACCATTTAGATTTACCTGCCCTGTCCTCTGTATTTTTTTTTGTATCCATTTTGTGATCTGCTTGCGTTTTTACTATGTATGCCTTTGCGTTTCTTACGATTTTTCTTATTATGTATTGTAATTTTTTTAGGCATATTTATCTATTATTTTCATTAATCCATCATGTATAGTTTTTAGGCATGTGCTGCAATTTGTAGTAGCCTTATATTTTGCTCCATAAATAGTATTATATATCTCTACTACTTTCCTTTTAGTTTCATGATTTTGTAATCTTTTAGCTCTTATCTGGTCCTCTAATTCTAATACCCTGTCTATTAAATCCTGAGGTAAATTTTCATTAGTTATATTTGACTTTACTGCCTCCCATTTTTTTGGAGTATCTGCACAGCTCATATTACTGATGCTGGATTTAATTCTCATAAAACATCCACAAATTTTACAATTGCCTAATAAGGGTAGATAGTGCTCACATGATCTGCAAATACCTATCCTGTAATTAAACGTATCATTATCTACAAAAAAATTACTCATCTGATAATACTTTTTTTAGATGTTTTCTTACATTGTCTAGAGTAGTAAATAAACTATTACGACTTATTTTTGTTTTTTTAGCTAGACTATCTAATGTCTCTTTTTTCTCTACATTGTAATATAGTTTATATACATCCCTATCATACCAATACATATTATCTAGCTCCTTATCTATTTTCTCAAAATACTCCCATGTCTCTGTCTGGCTAGTTTCATATACCATATTATTAACTCTCTTTTTATTATGAGCTGATACATCATCAGACTTTACATCCTCTCTCACTATATTACCACTATCATCTATATTTTTATTATATTTTTTATATACATAATAAAATTTACTCCTAGGGCTTGTAAATGACCTCCTAAGAGCTACAGCTCCATATCTTATTAATCCAATTTTGCCATCAGATTTATATATTTTTTGTAATGTCTCTTTATTCATATTTAGTAAATATATATATAATTCCTGCACAGCGTCCTCAGCTTCATACTTTTTATTAGTAAATTGTAGAGCTATACCTATGTAGGCGTCTCTCAGTGTAGCTAATATATTATATATCTCATTCATTAACAGGTTTTATATTTTGTAAGTCCTCCATTACTTTTAGACTAAACTGCCCTAATATTTCTCTATGTATCCTTATTGATATTGCATTGTCTTTATTCTCTACTCCTATTAATAATCCTGTAAGCATAGCAGACATTTGCAGAGGTATTATCATTAAAAAATCATGCCAATTACCTGTATCTTTATTTTTACTATATTCATTATGATAGTCAATAATAAAATTAGATACATCTATAAAATCCTTATACTTATCTATCTCTACTACCTCTCTTATGTTTCTACAAATAGCGTCTAAATATGCCTCTATTAATACCTCATGCTCCATAGATGCGTATATTGGCTTTGTAGTCATGCACAAATATTATAAATAATTTGTATCATTTTATGTAATATTGTAATTATTTATTAACCGCCTTTTGTTAGCTTATTAACTTTTTTCTTATACTTCTCTATCATCTCCTCATAATCTATCCTCATCATTTTTATAGTTTGTCTAGATAGCTCCTCTAATTCTTTTGCTGTGCCCTCCCCATACTTCTCATCTAATCTGAGACTATAAATATACTGATTACCGCTTAAATGTATATTACATCTATAACACTGCGGCATAACATTACCTCTCTCATGCCATCTAGTTGCTAGTCTAGACCTAGACATAAAATGACCTGCATGGATGCCTATTTTATAATGACTAACCTTATCGCATGTAAAACACTTTACATATCCATTAGCTGCATCTCTGAGTCTGATATATAAGCTAAAGATTTTATCTAATTCTTTTTTTAATTGAGATATTGTTTTTTGTTTTTTAGCCATTAAAATAATTTAGTCTGATTTAATATAGGTCTTAATCTGTTATTAGCAATATCTACATATTTTTTACTAATTTCTGAGCCTATCCAATCTCTATCTAATTTATGAGCTGCTACCGCTGTAGTGCCGCTACCCATAAAAGGATCATATATAAGGTTACCAGGCTTACTAAAGTAATTAATAAAGTATTTAGGCATCCACTCTCCAAAAGCGTATCCATGTCCTCCATTATCTTTATTATTATTTACAGGTTTTATTATATAATTTTTTATCATATTATCCCCAAAATTATTATATACAAATTTTTTACCTATAGAGTCATCTTCATAAGGGCATAGACAAAATATATACTCATATCCATTACAAACTACTCCTCTACCTGTAGGATTAGGATTGTTTTTAATCCAAATAAATGTATCTTTTAGATGTTTTTTGTATTGAGACATTATATATCCTGCAATCCCTTTACATCCTGCATACTCTCCTACATTCCAAAATACATAATACTTACTGACTCTTAAGCACTCATCTATCCATATTTTAGTCTGATTAAAATACTCCTCTGTATCCAAATCATCAGTATAGGTATCATAATTTACATCAGGATTATTAGTATTACCTCTACTATTACCTATATTATATGGAGGGCTAGTAATTATCATATCTATAAAATCATCCTCCATCCTAGACATAGTATCTAAATTACTCTCATTATATATCTTATTTACATCCATTATACATATAATGTAGAGTTAGCAAATATAGGTCTGTATAGTGTATAATAATGCTCAGGCGCTCCATAAATACCTATTTTAGTCTCATTTGTTTTAATAATCTGTCTATCATGCTGTAGATTACTCATAGCTCTCCTTATACTTGTAAGAGGTATATTTTTAGCATAATTTACAGACCATAAATTGTATATCTCAGAGGCTGTATATTTACCTCCTCCCTGAAATATTTTATATACTTTTTGCTCCTGGTTTTTGTTTTTAGTTTTTTTCTGTTTTACAAAATCCTGATCCTGATTTGTAGTGTTAAAATAGTTTTCTGATTTTTTCATAGTTTTTATTTAGTTATATATTTAATTTGATTACCTATTAATTTTAATCCTGTGCCATTTTTAGACCTGTATTTAAGTCTTTTGTCTCTCCTCTCAGGCTCTTTACTCTCCTCTCTCCATATTAAGTCTCTATGTTTTTTAATCCAGGAGTAATAAGTCTGCACATTTAAGACAAATTTTACATCCTCTACATCTCGCACTCCATAACGAAAACTCATAATTACTGAATCCCAATCCATACTACCAAAACTCTCTAATAAGTCTGTAGCTAGACTCTTACTTAATACTACCTTAAAATCTGTATCCTTTTGCTGCCCTAATTCTACTAATGTAAGACTAATTAAATCTAAACATTTGAGGCATAAGTCTTTATATTCTATGTCTTTTATTTTCATATTAAAGATACTATTATGAATCCTAATACTATCCAAATAATTATACCTATTAACATTAATTTTACTTCTTTTTGCTCCTCTTTATTATCCATTATAATTTATTTAGTATATCTCTAGCCTCATTATGACTATCAATATGATTATTAATTGTTGATTTTTTATCCCATTTTTTTGAGTTTTTTTGCCATCTTAATAGCCTCCTGTATATATCAAAAGTCTTTTGCTTCTCAAATCTCATTTTAGTGCCGCCTACCTCACTCCAATACATATAAAAATCCTCTAATATTTCTATACTAAAATCATTTTTATAACTTAAAATTTTACTCTTAAATTTTGCATCTCTTATAGATATATTATTATTTAATTTTATTGTATTATTATTATTAGGCTTTGCTTTTTTAACTGCTTGTTGTTTAGTTTTTTTACTGCTTGTAGTCAAAAATTTTAATATCTTATCATGGTCTATCTTAAAATGTAATTTAGATGGCATCCCTGATAGTTTTGTCTTTATAAATTTCTGATCCTGCAGTATTTTTACAGCTTCTCTTTGCTTGTATTTAGATAATGTAGTATCTTTTATTATATTATCTGATGTGTTAAAAAAGTATCCATCTACTAATCTATCATTATCTATAAAATATCCCTCTTTTGATATAAGGTCAGCCAATAAGATAGAGGCGTCTATCCCTATCTTACTAGCTAAAAACTTATTTACTACTAGAAACGCTGTGCTACTGAGTATATTTCTCATAGTCTTATATCTATTTTAGCATCATACTCATTTAGACAATATTGCACTCTATTTAATGTATTACTAAAATCTCTATAATTTGTCTGTATATCTGTATGCAAATCATCAAGCTTAATAGTAATAAATACCTTGCCTGCTTTATTTTCTACAATACTACCACTTTTTAATATGTAGTTTTTTAACTCTGTATTGTCTTTAATATCTACATTTTTAGTCTTTTTATGATCTGATATTGCAATTACTATCTCATTAAATAAATCCCTATACTCAGACCAATATTGATAGTTTTGCTCGTGCGTTTTTTCATAATGATATACACTGCATCTATCATGGTCTAATACCTCTGCTATAGTTTCATAATGTATCCCTCTCTCATATCTAGCTATATTACTTACTACCATCCTAGGTAATAAGATATTAGTAGTCCTTACTTTCCTAGACAATGACTGAGGAGGTAGGCTACATAGCTTCTCAGCTATGATTACCATTTTTTCAACCTCATCTACATCTGTAACTCTATTTTTATCATGTCTAATGTATTTCCTCATAATTAAAATGGCATATCATTAGAGTCCTCAAATGCTGATACAGGAGTATTAGGCTCTATAGGTTTCTCTACAGGTTTCTCATCTCTTAAAATATCATTTACTAACTCATTTTTAAGTCTAATTACATCATCTGTATTTACTTTATGCCCCTGACCTATATATGCTGCTGATATAGTAGCTGCTACTTTTAGACATGCTAGCTCTGTAATCTGTTTATTGTTTTTAGGCGCTCCTCCAAATGACTTAGTAAATCCTCCCTCAGGCTGTGCTGCCTTAGCTTTTACATATTCCTGCTGTCCTACATCTCCTACTATCTCATAGGTAATATCCCATCCCTCTATCTGATCTTTTTTCTTACCTATATTAATTTTATCTCCATTATCCATTACTAGATCATGATAGATAATAGTGCCTTTTGGTCCTTGCCATTCTTTTTTATTACTTACTTTACTGATTTTTGCTGTTTTTATCATTTTATTAATTTTAATATTTTGATACATTTAAGGCTGTATCATTAACCTATATTAGTCTAGCATACTCATCTCCTCAAAAGGTTTTTGAGTTTTATTATTATTAGGTATATATCTGTAAGTATTTATACAAATATTAGTATCCTCTAATGCCTCCTCTGTAGCGCTAGATGCGTGGTCTAGACATGATATACATATACCTCCCTCAGTTAATATAGCCGTGCAACAATAACTATACTCCCTACCCTCCTCCAAATCATCATAGCATCCCTCACATACTGCCATATCCTCATATTTAGGCTCCATATCGCATAGTCTGCAATTGTCTGGCTCAGGTCCATCCCACTCAGTAGGATCATCCCCATAGCTATTATGTGTAGCGTCTATCCAATCTATCTCATTCATGACTGCATCATTTTAATTATTCTATTTACCTGCTTTTGGTCTCTTATAATAGCTGTAATAGTTTCTCTAATGTCTTTTGCTGCTGACTCATATCCCTCAGCTGCTCCTGCAAAATAACGCTCTGATGATTTGTAAAGATTTCTACTATCTCCCTCAGTGCCATTATAATTATTACGCTCCTGTATTTCGTGCTCTCTTAATTTTTCTGCTGTATTTTCAAATATAGTTGCTGTAGAGTTTAACTTATCATATACAATATCTACATCAAATTTACCTATAGCTTTTTGTATTTCTTTTTTAGTCTCAGCAATATCTATCATATCTGTATTACTATTGTCTATACGCTCTGTCTCTGCAATCTCTTGCATTAATTCATTAAATCTATCATCAGAAATACCTAATGATGTAGTTTGTTTATCATCAGATATACTAATATGTCTATCTCCTAACATGTTATCTAATTTGTTTTTTAATTCATTTACTTTCATAGTTTTAGTTATTGATTAATAATGATACAAATTTACAATATATTTTTGATTAACACAATTATTAACATAATTATTATCAAAGTTATTAACAAAAGTTATTAACAATATAATATTAGATTTAAGATGTTTTATGTAGTAATAGACTAATTATATAGATTTATTATAAAAGTCTCTTAAAAGGTCTTATTTTAAGTCTTATAGGTATTTATAGAGGCATTAATACATTAAATGCAGTCCTCCCATTTTCTAGGCATAATCCTACTCCTATAGCTGGCTTTTTGCCGTATTTAGCGTAAGCCATAGCATAGCTCTCATGATCTATACCGCATCCTGTCTGTAATCCAAATACTCTATAATTTTGACCTACATAATGCTCTGTATAGCATTGAGTATGTAGATGCCCCTGTATAGTGTTTTGCATGTCTGCTCTACATTTAGTCCTAGCTGTGCCTCCCTCTCCATGGATATACTGCACATTATCCTGCACATATCTCTCAGTAAAAGTCCATCCAGGCACCTCTAATACCTCTTTATATGACTTTATCCATTTTTTAGGTATATTAGATGTCTGAGCTTTACGCATTACCATCCTATCATGATTACCTATTATAACATGAGCATTAGGAAAGGCTTTATACCATCTAGCTATCCTTTTTATAGCTAATTCTAGCTCATCTCCTCCTGATAGTCCATCAGGATTAGTCTCATGGTATGATGAGTAATGATTATCTATAATATCTCCAATAAAAATTACCTGATTACATGCGTATTTATTGTATTGATTTATACAAAAATCTAAATAAGAATCTAAACAAAACGGCTCATGCAAATCTCCAATTACTAATACATTCCTAGTATCAGACTGGCGCATTTGCATAAGCGTTTCTATTTCTTTTTGATTAAGTCTGTAGCGGTTATCCCTCATTAATGAGTGCCGCCCTTTTTGGTATTATTAGGTATTATCTTATTTAATAGCCATAAAATTTTACCTAAAATAGTATTATCTTTGTCTGTAGGAGTAATCCTTACTACTACCTCAAATACTGCTACCAATGCTAAGACAATTTCTTGCCATGATACATTATCCATTTTTATTTAGTTTTGATTAATAATTAATTGATTATCTTTTGTAGTGCCAAATTACATTCTGCTGGCGTGTTTCTGATGTGTCGGCATGCAGAAAGTTGGACGCTATGCCAATGCGCGTAAATCCTGCTAATAATAAGCTATTTATAAGCATCCATCTATCTCTGCTACTACCTACATGTAAATCAGCTGCAATACCCTCTGTATGCGGGCTGTTTTTTGCTACTCCTGTCTTATATCTCTCTGCTAATTCCTGCTGGTATGCCTCAGACCTATATCCTGAATTTACCTTTATAGGCTTGCCGTATATATCTCTAGCCTCATCAAGCATGTCTATAAACTCATCAGACATAAACTCCTCTCCTGATCCCTCTAATCCAGGCTGGTCAAATTCTGAGTAAGTAAAATACTTAAATTTCATTTTTTTTTACATTCAGGTTTGCAGTGTCCTAGGCAAATAGTTTTACCTGTTATGTAGTAAATTAAGTTACAAATAAATTTTATCATTTCTTTTTATTTTTTTGGTAATGTGTATGCCATCTGTATATAGTATATCCTATAGTAGCTATAAGTAAAACAATTTTTAATATCATCTCTATATCAGCTAAGGTAGTAGCTGTAATTATACTGCTATTTATTACTAATACCTCTCCTATCTCCTGCTTTACTCTTTGTATTGGCATTTTTTATATATTTTTTTAAGGCTAATTCATTTTTAGCTTTTGGTTTGTATGTTTTTTGTTTATTCATTAATCAGTTAAATCAGGAGTTAAAAAATCATCTATAGTCAATCCTCTTTTTTTCTCAGTTTGTATCTCTAAATTTAAGCCAGAGTAATATGCCGATTTTGAAGGGCTGAGGTCTGCCCCTGATGCTGTGCTATATTCAGGAAAGCTAGCGGTATTATGCTTTAGATACCTAATCATCCTCTCCAAATAAAACTCAGCCGTATTAATGACCTCCTGTCTTAAATCTTTATACTCCTCATTTGTTAATGCTTGTAAATTTTCTGATGTTTTTACACCTATACCATTATTAGATATTCTTACTCTCAAAAATGGTAGGCACTGATAAAAAGCGAAATGCACCAAAGTATCCATAATATAGTCCTCTGTAAGCGTCTTATAAGCTCCTGTAAGAGAGCCTGCGGTAATTTTGGTCTGTAGAGCCTCAAATAGGTCTGTGCCTAGCTTAGGCTCAATATAAATACGCTGGCTGGTTTTTAGGTATGGCAAGATAAAATCCATATCCACTGCTCCTCCAATTGCTGTAGAGTTTTTTAGTTTCTCCTCACTTATAAATAATACATAATTTGCCATACTTTATTAATTTTTTCTCCCCTGATTAGGCATGTTTATAGGCGCTACTGATACCTCCTGCGCATTCCTAGGTAATGATACACCTCTACTCTTTGCCTCAGTGCTAGATATTATATCATCTAAATTACTAGGCTTATCTCCTTTTTTAGTTACATATACTCTCCTATACCATGCATGATAGCAATTAACTCCTCCTTTCCATTTCCATAAACTATATTTGTCGCTACCACCAGGTCCAAATCCTGGATTTACTGCCTGAGTTCCCATCCTTATTATATCCTCTTTACGATATGCTTTGTTTGCAGCTTTCATAGCTTTACAAAAGTCTCTCTCTCCTCCTGGACCTGTATATACATATCTTACTCTGTATAAATCATCTTTATAGTCTGTCTGTTTAGATGTCTGATCTTGACCTGACCTAGCACTAGGAAACGCTCTCCCTGAGCTTGCTAATTCAATTCTAGTTAAATCATGTAGCTCATTCTCAAAATTAAAAGTATCATCCTCATCTACTACCTCAGTCTCTGAATATAACTCCCACTCATCCTCATTTAATTCCTCTCCTAAACTTATTAACTCTTGTAAATCTTTATTTACTACAGATAGTGTAATTGCTGAGTCATGATTTTCACATGGCATATAGTAGGTTTTACCATCTTGTTTATGCGAATGCCAACCGGAACATCCTATCCTCTCAGCTTCTGCCTCTGCCTCCTCTATTGTATCAAATAATGGTAATTCTTTGCCATCTGTTATCATACTACCTACTTTCTTTAATTCCTCATTAGAGGTATCCTCAGACTCCTCTAATTCAGGTAAGCCAAGCTCCTGTCTTATCTCATTGGTAGTCATGACGCTCCTCATGTCCTCAATAGTAAATTTATTAGTTACTGGCTTAGCCTGCACAAAACACAAAGGCAAATCAATATCATTAATTCTAAGTATTTTAGATAATGTCTTTAATATCTGTTTTTGGTATCCTTTTACTACACTATTTAGGTATAAATCAAATGCCTCAGTCATCTCCTGAGCATTATTCCCTAATCCTCCTCCTGTATCTCTTATGCCTACTAATAATGGGGATGTAATTCTATGGGCTGTAAGTATGTTTTTTTGTATTAAATCCTGTAGAGCTAAATATTGCTTATCTGCATTACTCATCTGTATAGGAGTTATTTGAGGAGTCCTGGTATTATCATCTGAAAATGTTAATATTACCTTACCTGCATTATTACTACCCTGAAATTTAGAGGATAACGCTCTCTCTATCTCTACTCTCTCCCGCTCGGATGGTATGCCATTCGCCATAGAAACGAAATAAGTCCCCGAAAAATTATTTTGAACGTTTGCGAGATGATACTCTGCAATTTCAGACTCTATTAAACACCAATTATTGCCCGCTAAGTAATCAGGTAAATAATACGCATCCATACCAGGGCTATAACTACCTGTATATAATATCTGACTAGGGCTAGTCCTATTATTAGGATTAAATGCTGGCACAGGCACTGGCTCATTTTCTCTAGTATTAGTCCAATCAGCAGATACCCAATAAGTATCTATCTTACCCATCTCATTAGGTTTCCCTACTCTTACCCTCTCCATGCTTACATGATGTATCTCTGAGATGGATTGTCTATCCTGGCTATATATAATATTTAGACAATACCCTCCCTGTAGCTTAAAATCAAATGCGCATTTTCTTATAACTTCATGTAAAGACTCATTACCATTAGCATTTTTCATAAATTGTGCTAATTTAGACTCTGCCTCTACATTATCTGTATCCTCTATTATTATATCCTCTCCTGCTATCATCTCTGATGTAGCATTAATAATAGCTGCATTGCTAGAGCTTGAATAATATAGATCAATTAAAAAATTAGGATAAGTATTTATCCATCCCTCGCCACTATACTCTATCCAATCGCTAGACATTTTCTCTTTTATAGTAGGCGCTGTCTGAGCCTTAAAGTCTATATTTAATATTTGTTTTTTTGGTTTTTTAGTAGCCATATTTTTTTATCCTATTTATATTATAATGCTGTAAGATAATCTATTAATGCGTTTCTATCATCTGGAGATAAGCTATTATTACATATTACTATCTCTTTTATTCTAATAGTATTAGCTGGATCGCCTATTTTTTCAATGTCTAAGGTATTAGTAATTACCTCTGTGCCATCTCCTGTGCCGCTTTGTGTTAATGATGTGCCATTTATAATTATAGATAATCTATCATCAGTAGTAGCTGCTGTATCATCTCTCTCATATCCTATTACATAAGGAGTATCAGCCTCTAATGCTTCTCCTATAGCAAAATCATGTCTAGCGCCTGATATTTTCATCCTAGCCTCTGTAGAGGATTGAATTTTTAGAAAATTTTGACCTGCCTCATCCTCAAATAAAAAATCTCCAAATGATGTATCATCAAATGCTACTCTCATATAAAATGAGAAAGTGCCTAGAGATAAATGACTTGTGAAATCTAGCTGGTCTGCTCCATGGTCAAATACTACCTCTTTTGTAGTCTGATCCTGTTTAGGATGTGCTGTATTGTATGCACTTGTATTTGCTGGAGTAGTAGTATCTATTAAATGATTACTCCCCTTTTGGTCTGACCACTCAGTTACTACATGATTACCTGCGCCTGCTACAAAAAAAGTAGATATATCAGTATCATATTTATACCAATGTATTAAACTAGATATATCATTAGGAGTAAATCTAGATGATGCTACCTTACCTCTTATTGTATTAGATAGTCCTAATTTCATTATAGAGTATCATTCTTATATACTAATGCTAATCCTGTGCCTGATAAGGTAATAGCCGTAAAAGACAAAAATAAAGTTGTGCCCGCCGCATAAGTTCTATGCAAATCTGCATCAGCTCCTGTAACTTGACTTGTAGTAGTAATAGCTGCTATAGTAGTCTCTACAGGAAAATGGACCGCATAATATGTAACTCCTGTAACTGCTGCAATAGCGTCTGTATCCTCTATAATTGTAACTGCTCCCTTACCTAATTGCTCTGATAATAACTCTTGTGTTGTATCTCCCATAATTTTTTAATTTTATTAATCTGTATATAAATAATTTGTTGTTGCTGTTTCTGATGTTTCTGTATATATTACCTGCTCACTTCCTATTGTTTCCTGGATTTTCATTTTACCTCTATGCACTAATCCCTGCACTACTCCATTATTATTATTTACTGCTAATACTTCTGTCTCAGTTTCTGGCGCTGTAGATGCTGTAAGAGTCATAGTGCCTATCCATGATACCTCATATATTTCATAGGTCCAAAATCCATAAGGCTTAAAATTTAATATACCATTATAAAGATTTTCAGTGCCACTATGAGCTATTGCAAATGTAATACTCCTATCTGTTTTTGCTGATAAATGGGGATAGCAGTATTTTATATCCTTAGTTGTATCATGTGTAAATTTAGCTAGGTATTTTATATTAGCCTGAGCTACTGCTGTATTAATTCTAGACTCCTCTACACTTATTTTAGCCTGTATAGTCTGTCCATAAATTCCATTTATCATATAGTATAATAGAAATATTACCTATTTATTTTGGATTTTGTTAATATCTAGAGCTTTCCTCCTATAATATCAGTCTTTTTAGTCTTTTTAGGCTTAGTAGATTTCTTAAAATATTTTTGTAATCCCTTTAATTCTACCTCATCTGACTTTACTAGATCAAGCCTAATTATACCTCCTTTTGTATGTAAATCTACTCCCTGATATTCTTTTTTTAATTTATACATAATTGATATTTTTTAATGTTATAAAAAAAGGAGGGCTAAATACCCTCCTAATTTTAACTTAAACTAAACTACGAAACACATATATAAAAATAGTATGTTATGATAAAACAATACTATTAAATGTAAATGCTGAGTTATCTAATACTGATGTAGTATAATCTGCTACTACTTGCATAGGATTAGGCTCCTGAGATTCAAAAGTCCAATCGTATCCATTCATATCTCCTAATGCTACACCTGAAACATTAGTTCCCGCTGATAATTCACATCCATTATCTAATCCGCATGCTAAAACTATATTTTTACCTGCGCTATTTAGCTCATTAAGTTCTACAAAAACGATTAATCTTTGCATACCTAATATTTTTATCTGATTTTGGTCCTCCTTAGTGAGTTTGTGTAATTTGATATTTACTGATTGAGTATAAAAGATTGTGCCATTTTCTGAGTTTGCATTAATTGTCTCAGTAACTCCTGCCGTTCCTCTTTTTACTAAATACTTATAAATATCATCACCTGCTCCTAAGTCAAAGTCAGTCAGTTCTCCTGAGGCTGCTACATATCCTGAGAGCTCGCTATGTTGTGCAAAATATACTGCTTTTACACCTCCTACTGAGTCTCTACATCCTATGTTACGTCCTTTTGTTAATTCACATGCCATAATTGTCTGATTTTTAATTAGTTACGTTAATAATTGATTTTTTTATATTATTAGTCTAATCTAACAATATCTCCACCCTGAGCGTGCTGCGTTCCTCCTGAGAATTTTGCGACGCATCTAATATTAGAGCTTCCATCAATTTCAGACATATCTAGCAATTTCAAAGCTGGTCCATGGTCTGATACTAGATCAGTTCCAAAAAATAAATTACTCTTTTGACCTGCACACATTTTGTTATCTGGCATACCTGGACATACTGCTAATTTGATACCATTATACATAGGCACAAAAGTATCAGTCATAGAGTATAAGTTAGCATATCCTGCATTTGCCATATTTTGGATGTATAATCTATATGATGCTGTGCTCATGTAGATATATGTATCCTCTTTGCCCCATACTGCTGCTGGTATAGCTGCTGTAATTATACCTAAATTCTCATCTATATTAGTAGATGTAAATGCAGTAGCTGCACCTCCTGAGTTATCTGCCTCTACAATTGCTGAGTCATTTTCAAAATGACCATTACCTGCATGCATAAATCCTGTAAATTCTCCTGATCCTGTGTTAGCACCTTGCCAAATTTTAGTCTCTACATGGTCTGATATTACATCAGATAAGTAAGATACTACAAATGCTGCAAAATCATCTGCTAATCCATTATTGTGCTGTCCTGCTTTCATCTTAGCCGCCTGCCAATCAGCCAATAAGCTAACTGCACACAAATCTAAGTTAATTTGTAGCGCCTCAGGTTGTAATACTCTTTCCTCCAGGGTAAGAGTTCCTGCCTCATCAAAGTTACATGATGCATCTACAATAAGTCCGCTAGAGCTTACCTTTGTAATATTACGCTTGTATTTTACATTTTCTAGTAGTGTTAAATACTCTAATGATTTTGTAGCGTTAATTGCACTTGATATATATTGACCTGCATGCTCCCCGCTATAATTTGAGTTAATTGTTCCAAATCCCATAATTTCTGTTATTTTATATTATTATTATTATTACTTATTTTTTCTTAAAGATAAATTATACCAATATCTACCCTTTGCATCTAATTTATGATACTCAGCTGGAGATAATTCCTGCACACCTCCTGATCTGTTATTGCTAAATTTATTTAATTCTATACCATTTGTAGCTGGAGACTCTGATAATTCTTTTACCTTATCCTCAGTCTTTTTTAATTGAGATTTTAAGCTAGTTAATTCCTTTTTTGTAGCTTCTAAAATGACTCTAATGTGTTTTGCCATTGCTACCTCCTCTACTTTCTCCTCAATAATTGCTACTGCTATCTCTGCTGCTTGCTCTGCTACCTCAGGAGTTACCTCCTCTCCTGTAGCATCATCAATTGCTGCTGCTACCTCAGCTACAGCTCCTCCTACTTCATCAATTACCTCCTCTACTACTTCCTCTGCTGGCGCTTCCTCATACTTCTTTTTATCATCCTCTTTTTTCGCTTCTACTTCCTCAGTTTCCTCCTCAGTAGTTTCTGCTGCAGATACCTCTGCTACAATACCCTCCTCAGTAACTGAAATTGTCTCTCCATCAGCTGTAATATACTCTCCAATTGCAAGAGGCATAGTGCTACCATCCTCAGTAAGGACGCTAATATCTACTCCCGCCTCTAATTTATCAGCTGTAGATACTATAATTGTGCCATCCTCTAATTTGTTTTGATACTCTAAATTCACTACCTCTGCAGATAGTCCTAGAGCGTGTAAAATTTGTTTTTTAATATCCATGGTCTTTAATTATTTTTATATAGTATAATAGATTATTTTTTTACTTATTTGATTTTGGTTGTATTTTTAGTATTTCTGCTAGAGTTTCTAATACCTGCTCATCAGTGTATTTTTGCTCAGATAATTTAGACATAGCATTTACAAAAAATCCTTCAATACTTAGCCCGGTAAGTTTCCCTGATTTTAACTCAGACCAGACCTCATCATTATTAATACGCATAGTTACCATCCATGTGCCTTTAGGTAGAGAAAATCCATAAAGATTAGATTTGTCTTTTTTAGTATCCTCTATAATCCATGACTCCATTACATATACATCATCAATATCTCTCTCATGCTCATAGGTAGCCTTATGCTGGTTTTGATATTTTAAGAACATCTCACTAGAGCGGCGTATGGTCGCTTCCGAAAAATAGACATAAAAATCCTTATCCTCATCTGCATTGTATCTATAAATTTGCTTATTAGGGATGAGGGCTGGAGATATTAATACTCTCTCCTCTTTTGTCTCTTTTGCTAATGTTAAATTATTTTTTTGTTTATTAAAAAACACTGCAGACTCTTGAATGGCAGGCTCAGAGACTAAACTGATCGCATCAATCGCTAACGCCTCCTCTCCTGGCTTATCTGATATTACTAACTCTACAATATCAAAATATTTTTTCTTTTTTTTCTTTTTTGGTTTCATATCTTATAATAGATTTATTTATTATTTATTTTATATTGTGCTCCTCCTCCTAATATCAGCTAATTGAGCTTGACTATCAGTAAGCTCATCAGTTACTACAAATGTTTTTAATGCTGGCTGAGTTCCCTGCGGTCCTCCTCCTCCCTGTAATGTAAAGTTTCCTGATCTAGTAGGCGCGCTTACGCTTTTTGGTTGATCAGGAGGGGATGCTCCACCTCCTGCTCCTAATGCAGACTTAGCCTTTTTTACAGCTCCTATTACTGCTGCTATTTGTGTAGCGTAAAATATAGGAAACGCTAAGGCTGCTCCTGGACCTGTAGCCTTTGCAGATTTTTGTGCAATATCTAATCCCTGTATAAATCCTAATCCTGTATTTATTGCTATTTCTGCTAGTGCTGCCGCTTTACTTGCTTTACTACCCTCCTCAAATAATCCACTAATCTCTCCCATTGCTCCTCCTACAGCATTTACAAAGGCATTTTGTGCCTCTATTTTAGCGTCTCTTAATTCGTTTGTTTTTTCTAAGTCCTCAGCATCATGAGTTTCTCTTATTTCTTTTAATTTTAGTAGTTTAAGTCTCTCTAATTCCTCTGTAGCCATACCTAACTCTAGAGCTTGCTCTATTTTTTTATCAAATTCTCTCTCTGCATCTATTAACTCCATCTCTCTTACTCCTGTCTGAAAATCTAAAATCTCCTGGATTTTGTCTTGCTTCTCTTGCGCAAATCTCTCCTCTATTTTTGCTATAGCGTCCTCTCTATCTTTTACTAATTGCTCAGACTTCATACCAAAATGCTCAGCCTCTGCTATTAAGGCATCATATTTACGCTGCACTGCTAATATTTCTTTTTGCTCTGCAGTCAAATGAGCCTCCTCCATAGTAGTCTGCATCTCTTGTAAAAACTTCTCTAATCTTTGCTGCTCTTTTTCTCTGTTTTGAGCTGCTTGCTGAGATTTTTTATCATTAGCTGCATCATCTATTGCTATTATTTCTAATTCAAATCCTGCCCGCTTCTCTTTTAATTTATTTAATCCCTTATCCATTTGCTCTAATTCTGCATTTATCTCTGCCTCTGTCTCTGCTGCATCAAATCCTAGCAAATTAGCTCCAAATGATGTAAAATCATCAGTTAAATTTGTAGCATCCATTACACCTACTTTTGATAATCCAAAAGTAACTGCATCAATAGTTGCTAATAATGTAGTAATAGGTAACATTAAAAATCCTATTATTCCCTGTGCTATCATCTCGTTTCTTTGTGCTGCTTTTATTTGAGATTTTGCTGTAGATTTTTGCCTTTCTATCTCTACCTCAGACGCTTGTATTGCGGCGTCTATATCTTTTAGCTTAATCTGTAGTATCTCTCTCTGACTTTTGCCCTGTAATTTTAATTGATTTGTGCTTCCCTCAGTTGCTTCTAAGTTCTCTATAGCGGCGTCCTTTGCTGCTGTAGCAGACTCTAGCTGTTCTCTCATCTCTGCTGATACTCCTGATGCTAGACCTTTTATATCATCCCAATAAGCTACTAGAGTGCCTATAGCTATTACAATCAATCCAATACCTGTAGAGGCTATAGCTATTTTTAATGTTTTCATACCCTTAGCAGATACCTTAGCTGATAATCCTATAGCCCTTAAGCCGTTTCTATATAATACAGCTGCTGATGCTGCCATCTTATGTAGTTTTATACCTGCCTTAGTTTGTGCTATTGCTACCTTTTCTAATACTATACGCTTTGCAGTAGTCAAATGTAGAGACGCCTCAGCCATCATCCTTACTCCCATTGCTATAGCTATAGCTCCCTGCACTTTTGCCTGTAATTTTTCTAAATTTTCACTCTCTACACCTAATAGAGTCATAGCTCCCTGAGCCGCTACAAATCCTCCTGCAATTCCCTCTGCAGTTTTTAGAAAACTCTCAGCAGTCTGAGCAGAGTCTAATCCCTCCATTTGTCTTGTAAGATTTTTTATCTTACTCTCTGTCTTTTGTATGTTATCTGCTAGCCTCTTAAAATCATCTGATCCTAATGTAGCGTCCTCTATAGCATTTTTAAGGAATCCTAGACTCTCTATTAATCCTCCTAAAGTATTTTGCGCCTTTTGCGCTCTCATTTCTATCTCTACTACACTTTTTGCCATAATTTTTATTTATTAAAAGCTTAAATCTGTTCTAAGGATATGCATATACAAAATCGCACTCCATTTATTAATAACATTATTTCTATCAGTTACTTTTACCTGTAAAACTCTCTGAGCTATACCCTCCTCATCTGTAATATCTGCTGCCTCTATTGTAAAACTACCATTAACACCTAGCTTTGCTATATTTTTAGTATTAAAATTTGTAAAAGTAGTAGAGGCTCTAGCTACTCTTACACATTGCTGATTACGTCTGTATGAAAAATTGCCCGCTGTGCCACTTGTGCCACCTACCTCTAATCTAGATACATACATCTCTATCCCTATTATACTATTTAATGGTATTGGTATATAATCTGTATATACTCCTGTAGCATCAGGCTGATTTACTAGAGCAGTCATAGTAGTCTGAGTATTATCTGTAGTCTCACAATTTAATATAATTGTGCTTAATTGACCTGCATTCATTACTGATGTTGCTGTATCAGATATAGTATTGGTATTGCTTAAATTATGAGCATTTAATACTGCCTCTCCATGTGTTCTACTTTCTCCTCCTAATCCTGTTAATATTGCAGTGCTCTGTATATCTCTATTTACTATATGATTTACACCATTTACAAATATTAAATTATTATTACCTTTTGTCTCATTATTATATCCCTGCACATGATGCACATTAGTATCAGGATGTAATTTATTTTTACCTTTTACAGCTGTATTTAGTTTTATACTTTCTACATTTTCCTGAGGTTGAAACGCTACACACATACCATCTACATATCTATATCCATAGGCTTTACATGTTTTTTCATTAGCGTATAAGTCATTATTAGTGCCATCTGTAAATAACACTCTACCATCATCTTTTACCTCATTAGGCTTAATTGTATGTCCTTTTATAAAATCCATCTATAATAATAATAATTCTACTGAGCTCATCTCTCCTGGTTTGTAATCTATTTTATTTACTCTGTATAATCTATTTTTTATCCTAATATTATTTTGAAATTTGAAATCATGCACATCTGTAGGATATAGATTAATTCTTAATGTTAATAGTCTAGCCTCAGGGCTATTTAACTCATATATATACTGACTCCAAAACTCACTAAATAATGTATTAAAAGGAGGAGGCTGACTACCTAAATGCTGGCAGTATCCAAAATTGTAATTTTGATCTCCCGCTTGCTCATAATGACTAATAAATCCATAGGTTTTCTGATTACTAAATTGATATGATGCATGATTTTGCACAGGACTATCAAATCCAAATCCTCCTAAATTACTTGTCTTTGTGCCATTAAAATATCCTAGCCTTACTACATTATCAAATGCCTGATATTCATTATCTCCCTTTTTGCTAAATATAGCTGGACAATCAAATTGCATAGGCTGCCATATTGGTTTATTAATTAGAGGCGCAAAAGGTAACTCTATTTTAAGATCTCCTGTAGCAAAGTCATTAGTTGTGTTCTCATATTCATAAGCTCCAAATAAATACTCTCCTGTAGCTACATTAGAGGTAGCCTCTGTATATAATTTAGATACATGGTCTTTACTATCTTTTTTATATGTAAGTTTTGTAATCCTCTTATTATTAACAGGTTTTAACTTAAATTCCTGCGCATCTACTTTATGAGTCCAATCTAATATCTCTATATCATTAGACGCTGTATAAGGCTTAAAAATATCTTTATATGTTTCTATCTTAAACTCTCCCGCCTCATCATGATTATTTATAACTACTAAATTAAATGCCTTTAATATCCCTGATACAAAATCCCATTGAGACATATTACCTCTATTACAATTAGATAATATAGAGTCAGTCATCTCATCATCTCTCACTCTAAATATTATACCATCTATATGCCCGCTAGTAAATTGCGTTACATCTGAGCTATTATTTTGAGATACTAATTCTAATCTGACCTGATCTCCTAATGCTAATGTAGTGTTTATAGTGTTTATAGGATTTTCTGTAGAGTTTCCTGATATAGTTAGATAATGTATTGCTAAATTTGTATTTTGCGTTACATTCCTAAGTCTAAGTCTTACATTTTCATCTCCTGATGCATTATTAGATAATTTTACGTTGTAATGAATTTGCACCGACTGATTATTAGTAGTAGCAGTAAAAGTAGTATCATTAGTCCAATATATAGACTTTAAGGCGTCTGAGTTTGCAGTAGAAAATTTTAGAGGAGTATATCCTGTAAAAGTAGCAGTCCAATTATCATTAGCTGCTACTCCAGGATCATCCTCCTGCTCTAGCCATAAATTACCTCCTATAGTTTTACCTGTATTAAAATCTATAAATAAATTATCTAGCCAGTCTGAGTCTAAAAATGTGCTCACATAAGAAAATCCCGCCTCAAAAAATATCCTTTTTAATAAATACCTTACCTCTATCCATGGTCTAAATCCATCCTCTAAATATTCCATCTCCCATCCCTGAGGTATTATACCTACTAAGTATTTTCTAATAAATGAGCCTGACCAATCGCATAGAGGATACCTTAATACTTGACTATGTGTAGCTCCTGGAGAGCCTGCAAATCCTGTATAAGCTGATGATAATGGAGTAGATAATTCTATACCTGTAGTCCATGATGAGGTAATGTTACTACTATTATATAAATGGTCTAGCTCAGTAAAGTCTAAATCTCCTAATTTCTTATTTTCTAATAATGTTTTTAATGCTATAGTTTCTGAGTATAAATTTACATTATAAGATATATCCCCATCAGTCTCAGTAATGTCTATAAGTCTTAATTTACCATCAAATATAGTATATCCATTTTCTTTTAATCTTATCCTAGTATGCTTGTATGGATTAAATGATAATAAATCATCTGCAGTGCTTCTAGTTACATCAAATATATTACTAAATACTCTATTATTTTTCTTTGTAGATGGTAGCTTAAATGCCTTACTATAGCTGGTAGTTTTTTCGCTTGCATTCTTAAAGTTATCTACATTTAATGTAAGAGGTATAGTTTCATCCTCATATAAATCTAGGATTACCTGACCATCTGCAAAATCCTCATATACTGAGTTTGCTGCGTTTTGTGTTTCTCTTATACTTATACTATCTACTAAGGTCCTACCTGCTGTATCATCCCTATACTCTAATAGTAATAATGCTTGTGCTGCATTAGCTGTAAATGTATAGGTATATGTGCCTGCTGTAATACCTGGCTCAAAAAAAGCATTACCTCCTAAATGGTCTAATCCTACTCCTCCTACATTTGTCTGAGTGCCGTATTGATTACCTATAAATAAATCTCCTGATGCTCCTGCTGTAACGCTATCTACTACTATTACTAAGTCATAATCTACTCCTGATGTAAGTCCTATAATTCTCTGATATACTCCCTGAGATGCTGGATTACCTGCACTATTAGAGCCAAATAGATTTAATAGACCTCCTGAAAATGATGGCTGTAATGTAGATGCTCCAAATGTGCCGCCTGTGCTATGATACCTACCCCAATTAGGCGCGGGCGTGGTAGTCTGTATCCCTACAATAGGAGGATTAGATGCTGTAGTAGCTACACTAGATGTAGTGCTTCCATTTAGACCTGTATCAGCAACATACTCATTTGTATTAGCCGTAACGCTGTATGTATATACACCATTTATATTTATTTGAGGATATACTACTAATTGCACACTCATAATTATACTCTTTGCGTTTGTCTATTTAATGTCTTTGTTATCTCAAAAGTATATTGCACTAATTTATCATTTACGCTAGATTTTCTAATATGCTCTCCTGATGATATAGTAATAGGCTCTATATACTTTCTGAGGTATCCCTGGTTACCATCATCTGCAGACCTAGGATTTATTACAAATACATCAGTGCTAATAAATAACTCCTCAAGCCATATAGCCTCATCCTCTGTAATAAAATCAGTATTTAATGTAATATTTTCTGTAATGTTATTTTTATATGCTTTCTTACCTCCTAAATGACCATGAGGGATAAATCTCTCCTCATTCCATGATCCCTCTAATTGAGTATAAGTAACTCTATCAGCTGCAAATGATTTTACTGACTTCTTTTGGAAATTATAATAATCCCATGCTCCATACTTATTTAGCCATGTTAATCTAGTGCTACCATACTTGCAATCTGCTGCCTGATAATATATATAATATGTATTACTAATTACCTGGTCTAAGTCATTATACGCTATAATAGTATAGTAATCCCAATTAGCTGGTAATGAGCCTCCTGCTCCTACTATGTTTCCTGGTCCGCATCCTATAAATTGCATTTTAGTATTACTATCAGTCATGTGTCCATAATGTCCTCCATTTGCTCCTGACTTTGTTCTAGTAATTGTAGATACTTGACTACCATTATAATAAAATACTAATACTATTTTTTTAATAGATGGATGAGTGCCCGCCCCTCCTACTATATAATCCTCCTCATATTGGTCAAAAAATGCCATAGTCATATAATCATTAACATCTGCATATTGTTTATCTATAGGCGCATTAGTTAAAAATCTACCGCTACTATCATTCATTATCAAATTTGCATAGTCTAAGTCATATCTAATATTCCCCATTGAGCCTGAGCCTAATTTTAATATATCTGTATTGTCTAAATATCCATTATACATAATAAACTCATCAGACTCTACATCATTACCTGTATCCTCCTGCACAGGAGATGTAATATTAGCTGCAAATTCTACCTTAAATTTAATTTTTAAGTATCTACAGCTAGTCCTATTAGTGCTATATTTATCTACCTGATGTATATTATGAGGCGCTGTAACTGAGTATTGCACTCCATTATAAGCACTCCCATTTGTAGCGTTACTATTATGCACATCTCCTCCTAAATATTCAGGAGATACATAATTACCTATTATAGGTCCAAAATCAAATATACCTACTCCTGCATCATTAGGGCTAACTTTTAATTTACTCCTAAATGTGCCATTAGTAATAGATGTAGATATATCCCCTGATGTTTTTTCTATATATACCTCAGCTATGTATTTTACTTTTACCTTATTTGCTACAGCAAATCCATCCTTTACTACAAATATAGTCCTAGCGTTTGCTGGTATTAATCTTTTAGCTGGTTTCTGTTCTATTGTTATACTCATAAATTATAATTTTTGACTCAATATTACCTCTACATCCTCTGCAAAACTCTCTGCTAATTTTTGTTGAAATACCTTAAATGAGTATGATATAGGCTTACTATAAAAACTAATAGACTTTAATCCATAATTTTTAATTTTTCTAGACATTAAAAATGCTAAGGATTTTCTAGTAATAAACTGCCCTCCTTTACTATCTTTTGCTCCTTTTGGTTTCCTACCCTGTATCCCTTTTGACCTTATCCAATCTACTAATATAGGTATAGGAGGTCCTTTATCTACAAAACTATAGGGCGATCTCTTACGCTTACCATCTATAGCATAATAATATCTCTTACCTATAGCACCTGATACTCCCTTATCTATATACTCTCCATAGCTAGCTGCAGTCCATCTGATCTCATATCCTCCATCTCTCTCAAATATAGTAAAATCCAAAGACTTAGCTAGACTACCTGTATTAGACCTTACTGCTAACTCACTCTCAGCCTGTCTAATAATATATCTACCATAACTCTCTAGATACCTCTCTACAGATTCAAAATTTAGACCAAATAATGCCATTATACGCTAGCTATAAATAACTCTACCTGTATATCATTTGTGTTAATAGGTCTAATTTGTAATGATGCTAAATCTCCTGTAATAGCTGCAAAGGCTGGAGTTGTATCCTCCTCTCCTATTGCTATATCATCTCCATTAAATAAGACATGAGATGCTCCCGCTCTTAATCTTACCTGATAATTTGACGCTCCTGTAACTACTCCTAGCATGCACTCATTTGTCTCATCTAAATTAGTAACTCTTAAATACTTTACATTATCATGGTCTATATTACTAGCTGATGCATGATTAGTAGCTCCAAACTCTGCTATAGTAGTAGTCTGACTATGCGTGCATGTAATAGTCCTCTCAAATGTATCTACTATACTTGCTGTAGTAGTTACATTAGTGCTTCCTCTGTTACTACCATTTATGGTAATTGACTCTGTAATGGTTGTTGTTAATGTCGGCATATTTTTTTATTTTTTATTTTTATCAATTTGTTTTAATTTACTTATAGCCCAATTTATACCACTGCTACCTCCCCAGGCATCCCACATTAGACCTCCGCATCCCTCAGTATATGGCACATCTTTATTTTGCTGATGCCTCTTAAATGATGCCATGCGGGCAATCGTATCTCTTGAAATATTTTCACGCCTTGCTAACTGCCCTGCGCGCGTCCATCCTATACGACTTCCACAAGAGCTACCATTTTCTTTTTTATATTTAATAGCTCTTTTTGCATTATTAGTAGCAGACTGAGGATAGTCATTATAAGACTCTAGACTAATACTAATCTCCTCTAATTTTTCTAATATTTCATCATAAGTCATATCGTATCCTAAATGGTATTAATTGTATTGTTAATCTCCCTATCCTTATTTTATACATACTTTACTATCATCTATAGGCACATCGCATGAGTCTAATACAGACTCTATAATTATCCTTATATCGCATACCCATCCTGTTAATGTATTATCAAATCTCTCTGTAAATGGCTCACATGTAAAGTCATTATCTACAAAATATCTAGGCTCCTCTCCAGGTTGTGCATTGTAAGTATATGTATTTTCTCCATGTTTTAATAATGCTATAAGATCAGACATAATATGCATAGTATCATTTAATACATATTGCTCATTATCATTATCTGATATATCCATTATAAATACCTGAAAATTAAAAGTCTTTTGAGACATTGTAATATCTACATTACCTATATTTACATGAGCTAGAGGATATTTACTATTTTTCTCCAAATCCACATCCCATAAATCCCCTGTAGTAACTTTCTCTATTTGCTCATGACTCTCTAATAGACATACTAAGGTATCTAATGTATTGCTGTATGTTTTATATCTAATTGCCATATTAATTATTTTCTCTATTTACTGACTTATCATTATTTACATCTAATTGATATGCCATATATGTAAAACATTCTAAAGCTGGTATCTTTGTAATCTCATCTAATTTATCTACCTTACCATCTGCTAGTCTGTAGATAGTTTCATACCATCCCCATTTTTTCTGAATAGCGCTAGCCTCTCCCTCATCGTCTCTGCCTTCAAATATACTGCCATAGTTTCTAAGAGTTGCGCCCCTAAAGCGTAAAAAAAAACGCTAGCACCATTAATGTCCTCTACTTTTAGATTATCTCTAAATAGGTTTGCCCTATCCTGGGAGGGCTGATAATCCTCTATTATATACTTATCTCCATCCTCCTCTATAATTGGTCTATATAATATAGATAATAATGTATGTAAATTTTCATACATACCCTCCCTAATACACATCTCTATATCTACAAACTCTCCTAAACTTACATTTTTTAATTTAGGATGGAATCCATATTTTTTACCTTTTATATTTAATATATGTTTTAATTCCTGATTAGGCTCTGATTTTAACATGTCTTTCATTACCTCGTTTATTTGTGTTAAATCAGGTATAGTCATATTCCATAAATCCTGCTCAGGTATATCTGTAAGATGATGTATCATCATTACTAATCTAGTATGGTCTGTAGTTTTTTCGTTAGTCAAATAAGTCATTACAGACATATATTTATCTAATGGTAGCTCATTCCATGTATCAGGCATGCTATACCATTTTGAGTCCTTACCTTTTTTTAGTTTTATTTGCATATATATTATAATAGAAAAATTAATAATTTAGTTTAGAATTGTATTAATAGACATAATACCTACCATAATTAGCGTCTATAGCAAAGTAAAATCTCATCATTATTGCATCAGCATAATCTGGCGATCTACCTATAATATCCTTTATTTTAGGCTTAGGTATTATTTGTAGCTTAGCATCCTTATCTATATTGTAACTTCTGACTTGCTCTAATTCCTGTATTATGTTATTTTTTGCTTTTATATCATTTGTAGATATACCTACTTTGCCCTTATTTATATAATCAGACATATAGTAATAGCATTGAGTTTTAAGGTTTTGGTAATTTTCTTTATTTAGACATTTACTACCATTGATAAATCCCCTACATCCAGGTATCATATCTACCACGCCGCTACCGATACCATCCTCATCAATAACTATATTTCTAGTATATACATCATTCTCTCTCTGTAATTCTTTTATAGTATTAGCTACCTCAGTCAAAGATGATTTATGTATAGTAATTATCTTATCTATATGCATGCCAGTCCATAGACAGATGATGGTCTTATCCTCTCCATATCTTGATATATCTGCTGATATATACCTATCTCCCTCCATCCCTTTAATCTCAAATAATGATATTATATTATCATAATGTATTAGTCCATCCTTTGTAGCATCATACTCCCAATTACCATACAATAGTCTCTGCTTACTTATCTCATCTAATGACTCTAGATTAGTCTTATAATGTTTAGATATATACTCATTATCATCTACTAGACTTTGTATAAATACCCTATTAGGTTTTATTGTGCCCTCCTTTGCTGGCTTATAGTAATTAGAGTATAGCCATCCTTTACTAGGATTACAGGTAAGTAATAGAGTGGGAGTGAGTTTATTCTCATCTAGCTTATATCTAAGTCTAGACATTAATACCATCTTAGCTCTCTCTGTTATTTGATTAGCCTCATCTAAAAATGCAGAGGTTAGCTCATAACTACCCAAAGAATCAAAATTGCGGTCTGATGGATAGGCGAACATGTCTTTAAGTATTATCTCAGATTTATTAAAAAAGGTAATTACATTTGACTGAGCATTATAATTATAGTGTTTCTTACTCTCTATACCCCATAATTTACATACCTCAAAAAATGTATTTAATGTAGTTTTTTTAAGTGAGTCTAATTTAGACCTACCCATTAGATGTCTAGTCTCAGGATATTTTAAGCACATCATCAGTAAAAATGCCGATCCTAAAAATGACTTTCCTCCCCCCGCACTTCCGCCATAGAGTATCTCATTAGTATTAGTATCAAATAAATACTTTAATGCTTTCTTTTGTTTATGTGTAAATGATGGCTTAATATTCAATGCCATCTATATTAATATCTATCTTTATAGGCTCATCCTTACTACTTATATCAAGCTCTGACCTCTCTATATACCCTCTCTGCTTACCTCTACATTTTAGATAAAATATAGTAGCTGAGGTATTACCATCTGCTATCTGTCTATGTAATGATGTCTCTACAAAATCTAATGCTAAATTATTAATATCATCTACCTGGTCCTTAAAGTCCTTATCCTCTTTAAGCCATTTATAATATGTAGCTCTAGGTATGTCTGCTGCCTTACATGCTGCACTAACTACTCCCAGGCTATTTTCTAGAGCCGCTAACATGCTCTCCTTTTTTATGTGCCTACTTTTGTCTATACTCATATATTATAATAGAATTTTTTACGTTTTATTTTTTAGGTCCTCAGGAGTTGGTAATAATATATCTAATTCTGTCTGACTCCATATCCTTATCTGCTCTATATAGTCATTAAATTCTCTCCTATCCATTGTCTTAGTATCCTCTATCATAAACTCCCTTTTTAGTAGATCATGTATTTCATGGGGATAATAGCCTAACTCACTGCTAAGGATTTTTACTATACACTTCCAATAATAATTATTTTGTTTATGGCTTCTCTGCATAATCGGATTTATATTTATCCCATACTTTCATAGGATTACTATGCTGAGTATCATCTGTATCTCTATGTATATCTGGCATCCCTTTATACTCATCTGTAATTACTTGCTCCATATACTCCTCACAGCAGTAAGCGTCTTTACAAACTAACTTATTATTTACTGATGTAAATTTTACCTTATACAGATCAGTAGTATTACCGCATATATTACAAAGAAATTTCATCTAAATAATTTAATAATTGCTCAGGCGTGTATATTCTTAAATCATTTGTAGGTATATGATATAGATGTGTAAATGTTTTACTATTCTCATCAAAAGTCCAAAGAGCTCTGACTTTCTTATTTATTTGATTTTTTAGTATTTTTTTTATGTTCTTGTATTTCATAGTCATTAAGGTTTTTTAATAATTTATTATTATTTATACGCATACTTATCCCTCTCTCTATTTGTGTAGCTATATATATACCTATTACAATACCTACTCCCATTAATATTATACATTCCATGGCGTTCTCTTTTGTGTTAAATAACTCCTCTCTTGTATTTCATCTTTATACTGCCATCCCATTTGTAACTCCCATCCTATATCATCTCTAATTATTTCAGGCATTACTATTTTACCATCTACAATTATAGATTTTTTCTCTACCCTGCTCTTTTTTCTACCCGCTCCTTTCCAATTATTTTTATTCATTATTCATCTGCTTGTCTATATATTTTATCATCTCCTCGTCTGCCATCTCCCATAAATATAGCTCAATAGTCCAATATAAAAATTCAAATGTAATCCATATAGCGCTAAGCTTAAAATTGCTAGTAATCCTCCTCCAATCTATAGATATAGATGGTATTAGTCTTAAGCTCCTAAAGTAAGTCCATGTCTGTAATCTCATATTATTTATTTTTATTATTAATAGTT